TCCGTTACCGCGACCGTCTGATACTGCGGAGAGTTCCGCAGGCTACCGGAGCCGATGTCGAAGTACCGGGTCTCGGTCAGAGGGCCGAATGTCCCACCGCCGCAGTAATCGTCGATCCGCCGGCTGGCGGCCTCCAGGATGCGCCGGATCGAGGTCGCGTCAGACGTCCAGCCGGACGAATAGCTCGTCCCGGCGAGGTAGTCGCGGAGGTCGTCAGCGGTCGCGTAAGTATGCCGGGTTGCCACTTACTTGTTCTCCTCGGTCTCGGCCTGTTTGTTTGCCGCTGCCTTGCTCACCTTGAAGTAATCAGGGTACTTCTTGAGGGTCTCAGCCGGGACATCGTAAGTCTGCCCCAACTCGTAGACCTCTCCGGTGGCTCCGAACGTAACATTGACCAGGCTTTTCGCCTTGGGCATAAAATCCTCCTAGACCGGGCGCGGAGCCGAAGCCCCGCGCCCCTACCCCTAACCGCCCTATGCGGCTCTGGAAATCTTGAACGCTGCCGCGAGTCCGACCTGACCGTCGCCCCGCCGTGAGGCGAAGAATCCGACCTGATCGTTCTCCATGTAGAGGCTGTCATTCCGGCGGATGGTGAAGCCCACCCGGTCGAAGATGTAATACTGCCGGAAGTCTCCGAAGATGGCGATCTTCTCGGTCGACGTAATCGTCGCGCCCAGTCCGCTCACGACGTCGGTGTCGACCACTGGCCTGCCGAGGATGAAGGCCGACGGCGCGGCGGTGATATTCTCAACGCCAGTGACGCCGTTCCCGGTTACCTGAATCTGGTTAATCAGCGAGTTGATCGCCGACTTCATCACCCAGGTCGAGTTCGCCCGGTGCTGCGCCTCAAGCGCGTAGAACGTGCCGATAAGGTCGGCGACGACCACTGAGGTCGACCCGGCCATCGTGTAGAACGCCACGTCGGAATTGGACATGATCCCGGCGTACTGCGTGGTGTTGTTACCGCTGATGATGCCGACGTCCTCAAACCGACCAGCCGACTCTTGGAATATCTGAGTCAGCAACGCGGGCAGGTTGATCGCGGAGTCCTCCAGTAGCTCCCGCGTTACCTTGACCAGCCCGCCGGACTTCTCCAGCGAGAAGGCGACCTGCCCGACCGTGGGCGTCTGGTCGCTGTACGCGGCCTCCTCGGCTATGGCGGCCCAGGTGGCCGATCCCATCGTCGGGACGTAGCCGTCCTTAGACGACACGCGGATCACGGTGCAGAGGGGCCGAAGCTGGGAACCCGGCACTCCCGGATCGTGGATGGTCTGGGAGATGAACTGCTCGGGAACGAAGAACCCTCCTTCGGCATCCGTTTCCTCTTGCATGGCCTTAACTTCGTCCAAAGTTGCGGTCTTCCAGAACACGTCGTCGGACGGGCTGCGGAGCCACTTCACGAACGTATCGGTCTGGAACCGGGCCTCGTCCTTCTGGGTCTGCCCCATCTGCTCCTGCACCCATAACGGCTGCGCCATTGCGGGCATCCCCTTGACCCAACTGGACGGCTTATAGGACGCCTTGTTGATCGCGCCGGTGTCGTTCACGTCATATACCGAGACGTCCTTGTCCGCTATTGGGACATGGTTGACGGGACGAGCGAACTCGCCCTGGAGAACCTTTAGCTGCGACGCTGCCGCGTCGATCTTGTCGGCCTCGATCATCTTGGTCTGGGCGTCCGCCAGCATCCTCTCAAACTGCACGACGTTCCCGTCGGTGAGGGATGCTTCCGCCTGACCCAGGATGGCGTTGGCCTCTCTGCGAAGCTCTTGCGTGTTCAATTCAAAACTCCTTCTTCTGATTGTGTATCCCGTGTAGGGCTAACTTCGTCCGTCTTAGGCGCAGCATCCGCTCTGCCGTGTCCAAGGCGGCCCGAGGGGCCGTGCCGGAGGCAGCTGAGTCCGTTGCGTCATCGTCGGGCGGCGTATCTTCGTCGCCGGTCTCATCGTCATCGTTGCCGGTTGCAGGCTCGAACTTGATGCCGTCGTGATCCTCGCAAAATGCGCGGGCCTCGGCCTCAGTCCATTCGTCGACCGGTAGATGGTAGGACGCGATGTCCCAGTCCCCGGTCTCCACCTCCCTGCCGTACAGCACCTGCACCGGCTTGTCGTCGATGGTCTCGTCGGCGGTGCGGAACCGGTCGAAATCCTCCGGCTCCCGTATCCGGCAGGCGTGGAAATCGGGAAAAGGCTTGGAGTGATCGGGCGGCTCCGCAGACCGTAGCTCGGACGGCTTGCGGCCCGCCTCGCGGAGATGCCGAGCGAGGTGATTGTAGACCCCGCGCCGGTCGTTCTCCGGTATCGATGTCTTGCGGGCGTTGAGGTTCGCCAGGCCGGTCGTGACAGCACGCATGTTGGCGGCTCCTCCTCGGCCATTCCGACCGATATGATGATGAAGGTACTTATAGCTCGACTTGAGTTCCGGGTCGCCGTCGGTATCAACCCAGGCGTGAGACGCTCGGAGGATCGCCGCTCCGCCCTTGATCCGGCCCCGCATCAGGCTGCCGTCCCAGGCGTCCTCGACCCATGCCGTCAGGTGGGACGGGATGGCACCCTTCTCCTGCGTTGCCGGCGAGGATTTAGCCGCGACTGTCGAGGTCGATGGTGACGAACCGCGGATCACCGATGAGACCTCGACCCAGTCCAGGTTGGCGATGCGCCGGATCACGGTCGAGACGTCGTTGCCCTCCTGGGTAACGTCGGTTTCCTTCGGGATGTTGAACCCGATCGACCACTCGCGGACGTAGTCGCCCGCGACGTTACTGAAGGCGTCCCGGCCCGCCTCGGTCTCCATGTTCATCTGCATCCGCGTAAACAGCCGGTACTCATCGCCTTCGATGAGCCGGGGCTGGGCGAAGATAACCTTGCCGACGAGCTTGCCCTGGTCGTGACCGGAGAGGACGGGGATCGGGAGGTTGTCCGCGATCGAGGCGTTGAAGGCGGTCGGCTCTACGATGTCGCCGTCGGCGTCGATCACGCCCATCGTGTTCGTGTAAGCCTCAACGATCCCCTCGGCCTCGTCGACGGCCTTCGCGCTGGAAACCATGGTCTTGCGAATCATACGGTCACCTCCGGCTTATAGCCCCGCGGCATCGGCATCCAGTTGAGCGTCCCGTTCGGATGGTCGTCTATAAGCTGGGCGTCCTCCAGGCTGTAGACCTGACCGTGACGCTCCGCGCACGTCCGCCCGTAACGGTCGCCAGGGTCGATATAGTTGTCGTCCGGGTCGCCGTCGACGTCGTCCGCCTGGACGTAGAACAGGTCTTGCTCCCGGTAGAACCCGATCGTCGTCTGGTTTTGCGTCCTCATTACTTCGGTACGGGCTATCAGCCTCGACCGGTTCTCCGTCTCGGTTAGCAGGGAGCGGATGCCCGGAAACTTGTCATTCGGGACGCCCCGCGCCAGTTGCTCGACGGAGTAGCCGCGCTCTAACCCGATCTGAATGACCTTGCCGATCGCCTTGTCGGTCGTTCGGTGGATCATAGCGGCCCGAACCGGAGCCTGGGCCAATACCCGTTGAACCGTCGGCAGCTTGTCAGACCAGTCGAGAGTCCCCGCGACGCCCACGTCGTTGACCGCGTCAAACGTCCGCTTGGAGACCCGCCGATATGCAGCGTCAAGAATCTTCTGCATATTCCCGGTCTCGATTTGGGGAAGCATGTCCTCGACCTCAAACGGGTACTCCTTCGCCTCCGCGGTCTGCCGCTCCATGTGACGGCCCAGGATGCCGTCGACCCGGTTCCGAATGCCGCGGAAATGCCGCAGGGTCTTGGCCGCCAGATCGTCGGCCTCCTCCTCCCGCTCCTCGATCAAACGCCGGCGGAGCATCCGCCCGCGGGGAGCGACCCGCGGAGCCTTGATCGCGGTGAGGATCGGGTGGGACTGCTCGACCGGCGCAGCATCGACCGCGACCGGGGCTGGTTGTTGCCCCTCGGCGACCTCAAAGATCGACGACGGGATGCGCCGGAGCGCACCGTCAGAGACCGCGTCGAAGCCTAGAGCCTCCCGCGTCTCGTTGAGGGTCAGGATGCCGCCGGCGAATAGGGCCGTCAGGCGGGTCGTCGTCGCCACCTGATCGTCCAGGACGCCCCGCATCGCGACCCAGTCCACCGTCAGGGTTTCGTTCGTGCCGTACTCGTCGAACAGGTTCCGGTTGAAGTACCGGAGGATGCGGGAGACCATCGGCTCCAGGGTCTCGGAGTGGAACGCCAGACGGGCCTCCCGGTAGTTGCTGAACGTCGACCGCTGAAGGCCGACGTTGGCCCCGACCAGAATCGGCGGGACTCCGAAGACCGCGCAGATGCGGGACTCGGTGAGGTTGTGCAGCCCGTCGAGCGACATATCCTTCGGGCTGTTGCTCATCGGCTGATACTCGGCGTCATCGTCGAGGATCGCGACCCGGTGGAAGTTGTTTATCCCGCCGAACTGAGACCGCCACCGCGATCGGATCGTCGACGCCTCCTCCTGGGAGGTCAGCCGCCGCTTTACTTTGAGGAGACCGGACGGGACGCCCGCGTTCGCGAAATAGACCTTGGCGAAGTCGGTCATGTTCAGATCAAGGTTGACGGTGCGGGCCGCGACCTGGAGAGGGCTGAGACCGTAGATGTCGCCGGCGGGATTCGGCAGGGCGAGGTGGCACATGTCCCGTGCCTCGACAGCGTACTCGGTGCCGCCGACCGTGTAGACGTAGCCCTCCGCCCCGTAGTCCCCGGCCACGATCGTGACCCGGTCGGGACGCAGGAGATACATGGCCGAGACCTGGTCGCCCCGACTGCGCTCCTTGATCGCGTAGGCGTTGCCCGCCACCATCAGGAACGTGACCAAACGCTCGATGAACGAGTACCAGTCGCTGTACGGGTTGGGCTTGGAGGTCAGGTCATAGAGTAGACCGGTCTCGACCTCGACACTGCCGCCGTCAGCGGAGGGAGCCTGGACGTAGTACCGGGGCGAGGCCGCGGAGGTCGCCAGCTCCCGGATGCAGGCGTGAACGATTTCGTTCTTGCCGTATCCCTCGGAGGCGAAGTTCTCATAGTTAACGTCAGGATAAGACGCCTGCCCGACGTCCATGTTGAGCGGGACGGTGGTCGAAAGCTCCGGTTGCTGCTTGCGGAACAACGTGTCCCAAATTGCCAATAGTGACCTCCTCCGGCGTTCGGGCTTGCAAAGCCACGGACACTGTGCCGGATCGGGTCACTGCTACGGACGATATCACGACCGGTCAGACCGCGTCAATCTCGTTGCGGGTCTTGCACCGGGAGCAGACGATCACCGTGCCGGGAGCCGCCTTCTCCGCGAGGAGTTTCCCGCAGCCCTGGCACCGGAGTTCCTTGCACTCAGTCATTCTCGATGTCGTCCTGACCCCCGTACCATTCCAGATCAGGGTGCTTAGATTTCGCGCCCCATCGGTTCCGAGCATACCCGTGACTCGTCTCAAAGTCGGCCCCCGGTGCGGCTTCTCTCTTGCAAAGCCAATGCTCGTTGACCAGCTTATTCCCGCACCACGTACAGACCCCGGCCTCATTTGCCATACCCCCTACCATACCCCCACCCCCGGCGCACCCGTCCGGCCATAGACCGCGAGGGCCAGAGCCATCACGCAGTCGTCGTGCATCCCCTCCGGGGCCGAGTACCGGACGCCTGTCCTGGTGTACTCGTAGGCGAAGACGTCAAGCTCGGAGACGATCACGCCCTGCGGATACCTTACCTCCCCGGTCTGGATCGCCATCGCCAGGCCCTCCATCAGCTTTTGTTTAGACGTCGAGGAGAAGTTGTAGCCCTCGACGTTCGATAGCTCCCGCTGGAGCCGTTCAACGATAGGATCGCCGACCCCGGTCGAGTCTACGATCGCGGGCGTCAGGCCGATCTCCTGGGCTAGCCGGCGGACGGTCTCCTCCCACGGCCACTGGTATCGGTCGAACCGGCAGACGGCCCCGGTCTCGTCGAGGCCGACCACGACAGTCCAGTCGACGGACTTCGCCAAGTCGACGCCGTAGACCACCGCAGGAGCCCCGGAGACGTCCCCGATACAGGCCCGGATAGCTTCCTGCCCGAACGGGTTCCCGCCGTCGTCTGACGGCTCGGCGAAGTACAACTCGCGGAACACGTTCTCCGGTAGTTGCCGTTGGGCCTGGTCGATCTCCTCCGACGCTATGATCCCGGCGTCGACCGCGTCCGCTGCCGTGAGCTTCGCATACGTCCACCCCGGCTCCCCTCCCTCGGCCCGACGCGCCAGGGCGTATGCCCAGTTCCTCCGGCCCTTGACGTTGCCGATGATGCGGACGGGGCCGCGGGTAGCCGTCAGGGTCGACCGGATCGCGTGCCACGCCTCCTCCCGCATCCGCGTCGCCTCGTCTAGCACCGCGGCATAGACGTCCTCGCCGTAGAGGTTGTCGGGCTTCTCCGCAGATCGGAACGAGATAATCGCCCCGTTAATCAGGGTGATCGTTAGCTCGGATTCGTTGGCCGTATACAGGGTCTCCGGTAGGCCCCGCTTGAGCCGCCGATAGGCGACCTTAGCCTGGGGATAGACGGGGCTGATCCACCAGAACGCTTGACCCCGCAGCCCGCCCATCGCCCGCTCTAGTATCCACGCAATACAGGCAACGGTCTTGCCGCATTTCGTCGACCCCTCGATGATCCCGTACCGGTCAGCCGAGAAGATCGCCGCCTGCTGCTTCGGGTAGAGACTGGGTCTCCGGTACGTTACCGTCGGGGCCGTTGCCGTTGAGGTAGTTGCCACTAGCTGCCTCGATGCTGAAGGTTACTTCGCCCTGGGTCAGGTGGATCGCCCGCTGGTCGATGGTGATCAGCGGCTCCTTCGGGATCACGCCGTTGATCTCCGAGATCCGGTGCATGATCGACATGACCATCTTGGTCGCGGCCTCATCGCCGGCCAGAGCCTGCGGCCACCACCGGGATAGGAGGGTCGTGTACCGCTCCATCTGGAGGGCGCGTATCTGGTCGGCCATGCCGCTGTACTTCTCAGCGAGGTCGTTGAGCACGCGCTTGATCGACCGATGCACCTGCGACCTATCGACGCCCAGCGTCTCGCCGATCTGCTTCTCGGTCGCCCCGCCCTTGTAAAGCTCCAGCATCTGATACCGGCGCAGTTCAAACTCGGCCTTCTTCTGCGGCGTCGGGTAGAGTCCCGGCTGCTTGCGTTTTGCCATCAGACCTTCACCGCCTTCTGTCCCGTGTAGTCCTCCCACCGCTTGATCGACACGTCGCAGTATCGTGGCTCGATCTCCATCGCATAGCACCGACGGCCCAGACGTTCCGCGGCGATGATGGTCGTGCCGGAACCGACGAAGGGGTCAACCGTTAATTCGTCCTGTGCTGATAGGTACTCCATGAATGACTGAGGTATCAATATGGGGAAGTTCGCTGGATGCGCCTTATGTTTTCTCGTGTCCAAATTACTTTGTGCGCCCGCTTTGCTCCTGCCAGTATCTAACTCCCTCCCTGCGTTTGTTTGATGCACCTCAAAAACATCGTTCTCCAATAGCCCAGTACGGGTAGTCTTCTGTGATGGGATGAACCCCTGACGGCTAAATATCAGCATCAGTTCGTGGGTATAGTTGGGTGTGAAGTGCCGAGCCAAGAGGCTGTTGTTCATATGGTATGAGGAAGGTACTGGGACGCCCACTTTCCTCCAAATTAGCTGCCGTTCAAATTCAAGAAACTCAGCCAACAGCACTCCCTGTTGAAATGGGAACGTAGACGGCGACACCCCAATATTCCATACCCAAGCCCCTCCAATATCCATCTGCTGCACCCACGCAGCAATCACATTTCTAAGCCACCCTCCATATTCATCCCAAGATGTACGCTTGTCGTCGTGAACACCGTAAACCACATCCACGTTGTAAGGCGGAGAAGTAAGCAGGCATTGAAAATTCTCTCCCGCCATCAACAATCCAACAGCCTCGCCGTCAGTAGAATCCCCGCACATGAGGCGGTGCCGCCCCAGACTCCAGACCTCGCCCCGCTGAACCGTCGGCACGTAATCGTCGGCCTCGACATCGTCCATCGCCCCGTCCGCGTCGAAGCCCTCGTCCGGCGGCTCCGGCTCCAGCAACGTCAGCGGCTCGTACCCGTTCGCCAGGGTCTGGAGCAGGGCGTTGACCGTGGCGTTGTCCGATGACACCGTCGCCAGCAACTCCGTCAGCCGCTCCTCATCCCGGCCCGCCATAGCCGCCAGCGGGTCGAGGGTCGCCAGCATCAGGTCGGCCTCGGCCTCATCGATGTCCAGCACTAGCACCGGGACGTCGGAGTCCGGCGTGGTCTCGGCCCGCAGATGGCCGTCGACCAGCATCAGCCCCTCCGGCGTCTCGCGGGCGATCAGGGCGTCGGCGTACCCGACCTCGGCCAGGACGCCTCTCAGGGCGTCCTGCTGTGCTACAGGGTGGGTTCTCCAGTTCTTCGGGTTCGGGATAAGCTCCGACGCCGGCACGCGCCTGAGTTCTTTGATCCGGTCTCTAATCTGCATCAGCCCTCCTTCAGAACGATAACGGATAAAGCTCCCCAAGGTGCTGCCATAGCTGCGCCATTGGCCGGAGCGCGTCGACCGGGATAGCGTGATTCACGTAGTTGTTCAGCCCTGGGCGGGTCGGAGCCTCGCGCACCACGTCGTCGAACTCCCACCCGACGAGCGTCGACCGACCCAGGCTTCTGAAGTACGCCAGGACGCGGATGTCGCATCGGCGTTCCTTGGTGCCGACCAACATCCGCCAGACATGCGACACGCATTTCACGTCAATGGTCTGACCGTGGACGACGAAATCATGCCCACCGTCGCCGGCCCGCCTGACGGTCATGTCTAACGCGAGGCCGGTCGAACGATGGAAGGCC